TACCGTGGGTGTGATAAGCATCATTGGCGTGAGCCATACAAAGAAGGTAAATGGCAGGCTCAGGTGTTTTTACACTATGTAGATGCTAACGGCCCCCATGCTGAATGGAAGTACGACAAACGGCCCAAACTTAATCACCATTCAAGTGACGTTTTATATTGGCATTTTTTAGATGCTTTTCCATTAGAAGCGGCGCAACGAATTATTGGATCAGCAGAAGTTTGGGATAAAGAAGATGCTTTAATTGGAAGCAATGGCTTAGGTGTTGTAAATAAAAAAGTTAGAGATGTTAAAAAAATATCATTACCCGCTTGGAATGGTCTTGGCGCTCAAATGGCTGGTATGGCGCTAGAAGCCAATAGACAGGCTTGGAAATTTGATGTGTCCCATGCTAATCAATGCGACTATCTTATTTACGATATAGATGGGCACTATCATGCTCATACTGACACGTTTATAGATCCAACCCAAACAGAATGTCGAAAACTAACAATCCTTGCTTTTTTAAATGATGATTTTGAGGGTGGTCGTCTATTCCTCCAAACTGGGCATGACAGAATCTATCCACCACAAGATGCTGGCACTGTGTTAGTTTTTCCATCTTTTGTGTTACATGGGGTTGAACCGGTTACAAAGGGTATTCGTAGATCAGTTGTAACTTGGCTTGTTGGGCCGTGGTTTAAGTAAGGATAGAAAATGTCTGAAATGTCAGAACAAAAACAATTAAAGCCAAGAGTTGTTGACTACACTCTAAGAAATTTTGTTGGTGTTTTTAAAAACGCATTTACAAAAGAATTTTGTGAGACTGTAATTAAACAGTATGAAGATATGGTTGACGCTGGGCATGGTCAAACTCGTTTTGAGTTTGAAAAAGCATTAAAAACGATAAAAGATGATACACAAGTATTTGCCGATGACATTGAGTCTATACCACTTAGAAAAGTAACTCGTGAATTTAATGAATTATTTTGGGGGAAGTTATACCCTATTTATGAACAAGAATACTCGGTGTTAAAAGATACTGAGCGTCATGCAAATTATTCGTTTAAGATCCAAAAAACAAAAGTAGGTGGTGGGTATCATGTTTGGCATTTTGAATCTATAACCAGAGAAACATCTAATCGTTTGTTAACTTGGATTCTTTATCTTAATGATGTTCAAGAGGGTGGGGAAACTGAGTTTCTTTATCAGCATATGAGGGTTAAACCTGAACAAGGAACGCTTGTAATTTGGCCCGCTGCATTTACGCACACTCATCGTGGGAATCCACCATTGAGCAATGAAAAGTATATTGTCACCGGTTGGACCGAGTTTTAATAATGATAATAAAAGACATCCCTACTCTAGTTTTTAAAACAAACTTTCAAGGGCACAAAGATAAAAAAGAGTCAATTCTTAACGCTATTTCTTCTATTGGTAAATGCTCAATAAAAACTGAAAGATGTAGCATTAGTCATACTGATTGGCATTTGTCTAATAAATGGGAAAGGCCATATTGGCCCTTAGTTGAAAACGAAATAAATATCCATATAGAAAAAATAGCCGTGTTATTTGATATTCGATCTTGTGTAGTTGATAATTATTGGGTACAACAATATGAAGATAATGATTTTCATGATTGGCATACTCATGGAAATTGTACGTTTGCGTCTGTATATTATTTAGAATTACCTAATAGTACACAAACAAGTTTTAAATTTATGGGTCAGGAGTTTACAGTAGATTGTGCTGAGGGGGATATTCTTACTTTCCCAAGTTATTTAACCCATTGTTCTAAAGAAAATAAATCAAACAAAAGAAAGTCTGTAATTGCATTTAATTTTTCTTTTTTGGAATCATAAACGGAGATATAAATGAAAACAGTAATTGAGGCGCATAAGGTAGATGGGGTAAAAGTCTGCCGCTCAGAAGAAGTTCATGTCTGTGCCGCTTGTGGTTACGACTTAGATGAGGTTGAGTTGGCGGCTGATACTTGCTCTGACTGCGGCGCACCGTTGAAATTAAAGAAGTCCGTATCAGTTTGGGCTACATCTGTACCTAAAGCGGGTGTTAAAACTTGGGGTCAGCAGTAAGTGATTGTCGTTATTGACAATGTTTTTACACGGCAAGAATGTGACTATTTAATATCATTGTATGCGGGGCATGAAGACAAGGCTCATGAGTGGAACGGGACAAAACCTTTAAATTTTAAGTTTACCCCCAAAGAGTTAAGTTTTACTTTTATAGAAAAAATACAGTCTGCGGTTAATAGTGTTTTTAAAGAAGTTGAATATGATTGGGGTGAAATAGTAAAGTGGAATACTTTTATTGGGCAAGGTTTTCATTTAGATACGTCTAGCGAAGAAACAACTTTAACGTCTATTACGTACCTAAATAATAATTTTTCTGGCGGTAGGACTGTGTTTAATGATGGAACAACAATTTGTCCAATGGTAGGAAGAACATTAATTTTTAACGGTAAACAGTACTACCACGGTGTTGAGCCGGTATCGGAAGGTATTCGTTGGACTGTACCGATTTGGTACAAAAATAGAGTCAAATAACATAGGAATAGGAATGAATTTTGTCAGATTTAGACCCAATTATCAGCACCGCGAAAGCGGCAACAAAGAGCATTAAATCTGCTATTGAATCGGGTAGAGAAATAAGTTCGGCAGTCGAGTCTATTCAGAATTTTGGTATGGCGGAGGTCAAAGCCCGTCACGCTTTTAAAACAGTACGCAGTAAACAAGAAGGCGAAATAACGATTATGACCGCTATGGCGGAGTGGCGCAGACTAGATCAGATCCGCCGCATGGAGTTAGAAGTAAAAGACTTTCTGATTCAACAGTTTGGGCAGTTTAAAGGGGAAGAAGAGTTCGAGAAGGTTAAGAAGATTAAAGATGACATGATCGCCCGTCATGCCAAAAGCAAAGATGCAATGGGTAGGGATGTAGAGAAGTTACGAGAGTTGCAGATTATCTGTGTGATGCTGGCGTTTCTGGTTGTCACAATTTATTACATTATGAAGGGTCATCTGTAATGGCTGAGAAACTAAACGCTAACGACACGCTATCCAAGGTGCTGGCGTATGTTGACTCGCCGTTTAAACTATTCTCCCTGATCCTCATGGCGGTGCTGGCTTTTGGTGGTTGGATGCTGTATGACAATAAAGACCTAATTGTAGGGACGTACAAGGAAAGCCAGAAACTGCCTGAGATTGTTGAAGACCGTGTGGATGATGCCGTATCCCATATATTTAAGACCACGGGTGCGACTACTGTGGCGATATTTAAGGTCAACCCCCTGCTTGGAACCCGGGTGCAGTATCGGGCGTATACCAAGGAAGGAAGGGATAAGACCAATGATGGGCTAGACGTAGGACTCTTTACAACCAATCAAGCCAACAATCAGGACGTAGTAAACCTTATGGCAGGCAACGTCCCGTGTAGTGAATACAAGGCAGCGCAGTCAGAGATTGGTCTGTGGTACATCGAGAAGGGTATGCGATTTGGGTGTCGGATCAGTATCCCGCCTGAGCCTAGCCGGTTTATAGGACAGATTACGGTGGGCTGGGCAACTCCTCCCGCTGATTTAGATCAAACCCGTGCGATGCTTAATATCGCCGCAACCATGCTTTCAAGGAGTAAGAAATAATGTTACCCATAGCCGCACTATTAAGTATTGGAGAAAAGGTTCTGGACAAGGTTCTGCCAGATCCAGAGGCACGGGCCAAGGCGCAGGCCATGCTTTTAGAGATGCAACAAAAGGGTGAACTTGCCAAACTCCAAGCCGACATGAATGAGCAAGATAACCTGACCAAACGGGCTGAGGCCGATATGAAGTCGGACTCGTGGCTATCTAAGAATATCCGACCTATGACCCTGATCTTTATCCTATTGACATACACCGTATTTGGGATGATGTCTGCTTGGGATATTGAGGTAAACAATAACTATGTAGAACTTTTGGGCCAGTGGGGGATGCTAATTATGTCCTTTTATTTTGGCGGACGCACCCTTGAGAAGATAATGGACATGAAAGCAAAGAAAGATGCAACTAACAAATAACTTTTCTCTTGCCGAGATGGTGAAATCTGATACTGCACTGCGGCATGATATGGACAACACACCGGGGGAGGCTGAAATTGCTAATCTTAAAACACTCTGTGAAAAAGTACTCCAGCCTGTTAGAGATCAATTCCAAACTGGGGTCAAGGTCAACTCAGGCTTCCGACATCCAGAAGTTAACGCAAAGGTGGGAGGCTCCAAAACGTCCGACCATTGTAAAGGACAAGCCGCTGACATTGAGATTCCCGGTATTGCCAACGCAGACTTAGCCGTTTGGATCATGGACAACCTTGACTACACCCA